ACAATTCCCAGTGCCAGGCGACGACGATCAATCAATGGTATTTATGGAAGTCGAAACGGATAATATCAGCCTGTCGTATTCATTCCATGAGCGAGATTTAGAGGCAGCCAGTAATCGGTTCTATCAAGCGCTGGAGGCGCTAGGTTTAGAGGTGAAACATGGCTGATCTAAGACACAAGCTAGATAAGGAAACAAGGAAGCGCCACTTTCCAGAAATGGACGGTGGCAAAGGATCGAAGCCCCGAAGGGCTACTGAGGAGACGCGTAAGGCTTACGCTGATGGGTGGGATAGGATTTTCAAGAAGTGACTACTTGCAGGCTGGCTTGCGGTTCTCATAGTCGGGCCAGTGACCCTTGCAAACCATTTCAGTATAAAACCTGGCGCTATCTTCTTCGACTTCGATATCTCCAGAACCAGCAATGCCCAGGGCGAGCAGTGCAAACAGTAAAGCCATGATAATTGCGGTGAGTCGTTTCTCTTGTTTGTTCATTGTTAACCCCTTGGGCCGCTTACGCGGCCTGTTCCTGTTCATTAGATTGTAGTGATTCGATATACTGCACGGCTTTTTCTGCTAGTGCTGCGGCCTTGAATATGGCTTTCGGCTCGTTCTTTAAACACTTGATCCAGCTGTTAAGGTATTGCGCGTGATCTTCGCGTGGCTCGTTAGTTATGCCGAGTAGCGCACACTGGAACGCTGCGCCCAATTCCGCGACCAGTTCCTCGAAAGCGTATTCGGTGTTGCCAAACTTGTTACCTAGCTGTCGGTCGCATCGCGATTTGTGGCCTGTCCAGTGTGTTAGCTCATGCAGCAACGTGCTATAATAGTTCTCAGTTTGGGTAGAGTGTTCGCTGGCCTTGAACGCTTCCAGGCTAGGTACTTGGATATAGTCAGCGATTGGCTTATAGAACGCGCCTTGTAAGTCGTTGAAACGAATGTCAGCGCCACTATTAGAAACCCACTGATCGGCTGCGCTAATGCGCTCGGCTTCGGTTAGCTCTAAACACTTGGCCTCGTATCCATCAACCTGCCCAGCGTGAAACACCATAAACGTCTTGAGCATTGGAATGGTAGTTTCTTCGCCTGTATTCTTATCCTCGACAGTAAGAGGCTTATAAAAGATAACAGGTGTGCCCTTCTCGCCCTTCTTAACCTGTGCACCGATTGATTGCCATTGCTTATAGGTTGCCCAGGCTTGGCCGGATAGTCCGAGGATCATAATGTTGATACCCGAGTATCTGCGACCAGTGATTGCGTTGGTAGGCATACCCGATAAACCTTGCATGGGATTCATCCAGCCAGTGCCCGCTGATTCCATCTGCTTAACGATTTTATTTGTGATTGTTTCGTATGTGCTCATTGTGCTGCCCTCCCAGGCTGTGAGGCTCCCCGTGAGCCGTTGGACACAGATTATTTAATAGATGATATCGTGTCAATAGATATCTTTACAAAGTGTATAGATTATTTAGTTATATTAATTTGTGTTATTATGCAATAGATCAAATTTATGCGTGGGTGATGTATGGCAGCAACCAATGCGGCAAAGAATAGAAAGATGCGACAGGACACGCTCAGAGAGTACATAACTGAGAGGGGGTCAATTCAATATCTATTTGATCTAATCGAAAAAATCGAACAACTCGACCCCGATTCATCGACTTTTACGAATGAGCTAGCTAAATACAAATCTGCGCTAGATGCGCGTATCAAGATGGCAGGCAAGTATCTGCCCGATCTTAAGAGCCAAGAGCTAACAGGTGAGGGCGGGGATGCATTGGTAGTCTCTATCCTGAAGAAACGCTTTGACGGTGTAGAGTAATGCCGACGATTGAGTATCATCTCAAACCGCAGGGGCAGGTGCTGCAACAGTTTGCAGATTGCCGAGAGCGTAACTCATTTATCATGGGGCCGCTGGGTAGTGGTAAGACGGTACAAACGATCCTCAAACTGTTTGATCTAATGTGCGAGCAGGCACCAGTTAAAAGTGAACAACATCCTAATCACGGGGTGAGACTTACTAGGATTATTGCGGCTCGAAACACTTATTCCGAATTGTTTAGCACGACTATTAAGGATTGGCTCGAGATACTGGGCGACTTGGGCGAGTTTAAACAAGGTAATAAAGAACCGCCTACGCATCGCCTAGCGTTCCAGTTGGACGATGGCACGAGTGTTAGGTGTGAGGTTATCTTTATCGCGTTTGATCGGCCAGATCACGTTAAGAAGGCTCGGGGTATTCAGACGACTTGGGTATGGTTGAACGAGGCCAAGGAGCACAGCAAGGCTGTTGTTGATATGCTCGACCTGCGGGCTGGTCGTTATCCATCACCAAAAGAGGGCGCACGTCCTACGCACTACGGAATAGTGGGTGACTCTAACGCTCCAGACGAAGATCATTGGTATTACAAGCTGGCAGAAGAAGAACGACCCGAGGGCTGGGCTTTCCATCGTCAGCCAGGTGGAGTCTATAAAGACGGTGAGTCGTGGGTGGTTAATCCAGACGCTGAGAACCTAGACAACCTGCCAACGGCTTACTATTCACGAGGCCTGCAAGGTAAGACAGACGATTGGATCAAGGTAAACCTGGCGAATGAATACGGATTCGTTTCATCTGGTAAGCCAGTGCATCCGATGTACGTTGATTCGGTACACTGCTCACAAGATCACTTCGAGCCATCAAAAGATATCCCTATCATTCTAGGCTTTGACTTTGGTCGGACTCCTGCGTGTGCATTCCTACAGCGTACGTCAATGGGTAGATGGGTGTGCTTCGATGAATTCTGTTTAACTGATAGCGGGGCGGTAGACTTTGCGCCACAACTGAAACGATATATCGACGCTAATTACCCCGATCACAAGTTCAAGGGGTGGGGCGATCCATCTGGCGACAACAAGAACCAAGCCAATGCCGATACACCATTTAAGATTATCAGGGCGGCAGGTATTCCATGCTCCCCGACTAGCACTAACGATCCTGCAATGCGAAGGGCTGCACTTGAACTGCCAATGAAGGAAAACTGCATGGATGGCAAGCCTAGATTCCAGCTATTAGGCAAGGCCAAGATGATTAGAAAGGGCTTACAAGGTGGCTTCTGTTATCGACGAATACAAGTATCAGGTGATCGGTACACTGATGAACCCGATAAGAACGAATACTCGCACCCCGTAGAAGCTCTGGAATACGCTTTACAGGGCGAGGGAGAAGGTAGACAGGCATTGACTAGGGCGCAGGGCTTTCATCGTCCTACAACCGCTAAGGTGGCTTTCAGTGTCTTCTGAAGTGTACGTTGTATTCTCTGATGATGACGGGCATTGGTGGTCTCGATTCCTACAGCCATTCTGGCGCCATTGCTATGTAGTTATTCCCGACCGTGGGCGCTGGATAGTTTACGGCAAGACTGTTGGTTCACTGGATATTTTTACAGTAGATGATAAACCGTTTACACTAGATGACGTGATTGTCATTAAGGCACAGATGAAAGAATGCAAGCGTAGCCCAATCATGCTTAATACTTGCGTGGGACAAGTTAAACAAATACTAGGAATCAATAACCCGTTGATTCTCACACCTTATCAACTCTATGTGAGGTTATTACATGAAAAAGCCTAAAGCTCCGAAAAAGACAGCGCAAGAAGTCGCTGTAGAACGTCGCCAAACTATCATGCTAGATAAAGAGATCGAAGAGCAGGAAGACCGCTTTCGTGCTTTGTCTCGCGGTAAACGTGGAACCGTTAGCCTATTAGGTGGCGCACCTCGAAGTCGTGAAGAAGCTGCAGGCCGGGGTCGTGCGGCTGGTCTTGGTGGCTCTGCTGGTAGGTCACTTGTTGGCGGTATGATGGGCGGCATGGGTGGCGGTACAGTAAGAACGGCTGGCGGTTATGGTGGCATGGGTAGCACTCTCCGAGGTCTCACCAGTGGCGCTAATACTTCTCGATCAGGTATGCCAGCGTCTCAACAGCGCTAGGAGGCTGATATGCAATTACCTTCACACTTAGGGTCACTCAATGACATGGTGACGCGAGAGGCCAAGGCTTTCGATTCGGAGGCCATGTGGCACACTCAGTTGTCAGATGTTTACGAGTATTTCCTGCCACAAAGAAACCTATTCGACCGAGAGGATAAAGGTCAGAAAAAGATGGATCGCATATTTGATTCGACTTCTCTGACTGCTATTCAACAGGGCGCAAGTAAACTACA